ACCAGCTATAATCTTAAATGATGAGGATATCTCTGACAATCCACAAGGAGGGACTGGAAAGGGAATAATCACTGAAGCACTAAGTAAGTTTAAAAATACATGCACCATCAACGGAAAGAACTTTGATCCATCTAAGGACTTTGCATTCCAGCGAGTGAGCCTTGATACTCAGATACTCATCTTTGATGATGTCAATGAAAACTTTGACTTTGAAAAGCTATTTTCAATTGTCACGGATGGGATGCCAGTCAATAAGAAAAACAAAGATGAATTCTTTATTGAGAAGGATAGAACACCAAAGATTGCAATCCCTACAAACTATGTATTGAAAGGTGAGGGGAATTCACATGAACGTAGAAAGTTTGAAATAGAACTACACAATCACTATGACAAGACCTTCACACCATTTCATGACTTTGGCCGCAATCTATTCTATGATTGGGATGAGCAAGAGTGGAGCAAGTTTGACAACTTCATGATTGAATGCATCCAGTATTATTTAAAGAATGGCATTGTCAACTATGCATCAGTTAACCTGGATGAGAAGAGATTGATGTCAGAGATAGGTCATGATTTCTACAGCTGGATAAATGATAACATGAAATTCAATGAGAGAATGATTCTCAAGGATATGTTTGAGAAATTCTGTGATCAGTATCCTACTTATAGAAAGTTTAGTCAGAAATATACATCAGGCAGAATCAGAAAGTATGGAGATTATCTTGTAAAGAAAGGTAAACTTACAAGAGTAGATGCCGGCAAACAGAATGGCTCCATTCCTTATATTGAATATGTGACTGAACAGAACAAAGAATCTGAATGGGATAATTTACAAACAATTGATAAAGCACCTTTTTAATATGAAAACTAATATCATATCAATTATCATGATCCTAGCATGGTCCGCAATCTTTGCCCTATTCATCAGCAAATTGTCAGAGCAGAAGAAAGTAGTACCAGCTGAAGAGCACAAATTTACATTTGTAAACGCAGAAGACTGGGCAAGGGATACAACTTTGGCACCAGGTAAAACATTAACACTAGATAGAATTTATGAACAAGGAAAATAAACAAAGACTTATTGATCTTGAGACAGCACATCTCAAAGACAAATATCCCTCAATGCCTGAATTCGCACTGGCTAAAACTAAGTGGGCGGACTCATCAGCTAATGCTCTGACCAAATCAGTGGTGTCATTCATCAACTTATCAGGATATCAAGCTGAAAGAATAAATACTACTGGAATGTGGAGGCAAGGAGCCAAGCTGAAGGTAGGTGAGGGAACAAGACAGATGCCAGGGAAGTGGACCAAAGGAACTGGTACAAAGGGATCAGCTGACATATCAGCCACAATCAATGGCAGATCAGTTAAGATTGAGATTAAGTATGGCAAGGATAGACAGTCTGAAGCACAGATAAGATATCAAGAAATGATAGAGAAAGCTGGAGGAACATATCTAATAGTTAAGTCATTTGATGATTTTATTCAATGGTTTGATTTGTTTATCTCATGCTGACCATAACTAACGAGGATAATATGGAGCTGATGGCTCGATACCCTGACAAGTATTTTGATTTGGCTATAGTTGACCCACCTTATGGGATTGGAGAGGATGGGGCTAAAAATCATTCACGAGGAAAAGCTACGAGACCTACAATGTACACTGCTAAAAATTGGGATAATTCAGCTCCACCAAAAGAATATTTTAATGAACTTCAAAGGGTTTCTAAAAATGTTATTATTTGGGGTGCAAATCATTTTATTGAAAATATACCAAATTCAAACAGTTCAAGTTGGATTGTTTGGGATAAACAAAATGGGGATAATGACTTTGCAGATTGTGAGCTTGCTTGGACAAATTACAAAACAGCAGTACGAAAGTTTAAGTTTAGATGGGCAGGAATGTTACAAGGTGATATGAAAAACAAAGAAACAAGAATACACCCAACACAAAAACCTGTTGCACTTTACAAATGGCTCCTTGACAAATACGCTAAACCAAATGATAAAATCCTAGACACCCACTTAGGAAGCGGAAGTATTGCAATAGCTTGTCATGATTACGGGTTTGACCTTACAGCTTGTGAACTTGACAAGGAGTACTTCGATAAGGCTATGCAGAGAATTAATAACCATACAGCTCAACAAAAACTATTCTAATTTTGTTTATCTCAAAATAATAATTATATTTGTTGAAATTTAATACCACAAATTATGGCAACAGTTAAAGAAAAGGAGAGTGCAGCTCCAGTACCTATGTACAAAAAACTGCATAACGCAAAGCTGGCAATCGGCAAGGTCCATAAGAATGCTCAGAGTCATCATTCAAGATACGCAGATCTCAATGCTGTACTAGATGCATGTGAGAATATTCTGATGGAGAATGGACTGATCATCATGCAGCCTATCATTGACCAAATGGTCTATACCAAGATTATTGATGTGGACACTGGTGAGCATGTAGAATCAATGATGAAACTGCCTGACTTACAGAATCCCCAGCAGCTAGGTAGTGCCATTTCTTACTATCGCAGATATACATTGACCAGCATCCTATCATTGGCCGCAACAGATGATGATGGCAAGGCAGCAGCTAAGGCAACTGAAGAGCCAAAGCCAGCAGCTAAGACATCACTTACAGATGAGGCATTTGGCAGAGCACTGGCCAAGATTGCAAGAGGTGAGTATACAGCAGAGGAGTTGAGAACAAACTATTTATTAACTAAAGATCAGGAGGCAAAACTATGAAACCAATGGCAATAATGAGACTGGCAGAATATATGCAGACTGAAGAGTGGTCACAATTGAGTGACTACCTAAGAGAGCAATGGATCAAGCATTTCTGTAAAGCATCAGAGCTTGAGATAACAACAGCCTACATTGATGGCAAGTACAAGTCAGAAGGCTATGAGAATTCAGAAGATTACATCAAACAAAACTTTGAGATATGAAATGGCATCCATCAAGCATAGGGAAAATCATGACAAACGCTAGAAGCAAGTCAGAGGTCCTATCAGAAACAGCAAAGAGCTACATCAAGTCAATTGCAAAACAAGACTTCTACGGCTACAATATTGAGCTGAATAACAAGTACATCATCAAGGGCATTGAGCAAGAGCAAGACAGTATTGATCTAGTCAATGCAGTCAGATTCACTGACTACAAAAAGAACAAGGTCAGACTAGAGACTGAGCTGATGACTGGTGAGTGTGACATCCTACTGGATGAGGCTATCATTGACATCAAAACATCTTGGTCACTTGAGACATGGCCAGCAACAGCAGAGGATGGTGATGAGTCACTTTATGAATGGCAAGGCAGAGCCTACATGTATCTGTATGATAGGCCATCATTTGAACTGATCTACTGCATGGTATCAACAGATCCTAACAATGATTTTGGACTGCTTAATCAGTGGGATAACATGTCATTGCATAGAGTGGACCATATTGATGCAGCAAAACGTATCACAGTCATCAGATATGAACGTGACATTGAGCTTGAGCTAGCAATGCTTGAGAGGCTAAGACATGCATCAGAATTCTATGTGCAGTATATTAACAAGCTAAACAATAAGTGATGGAAATAGTACAAGAGCATGTGTATGATATCAAGTCTGAATCAATGTATTGGAGGATTTACTTTACTCAAATATCTTTAATACCTTTGACGAATGAGGAATATCATGAGGTGTCTGCTAAGCTGGATCAAATCCTTGAGGACTTGGAGACCAGGAGAAAATTTATGGGTACTGGTAACTAATTTAATCTATAGAAATAATGACGAAACGTGAACAAATAGCAACAGAATTGCTAGCAGCAATGATCATTGCCTCAGAAGGCAAAGCAATGAATACACTTGTGGAAAAATCAGTTATCCTGGCAGATCATTTGATTGAGGAATTGAATGCCACAGAAGAGTATGAAGGGCCTAGTATTAAAGTGGTTTAGCATGGCTTGTGATATTATAACAGCAGCACCAATTCAATGTCCAGGAGGGCCATTGAACATCAAGCAAATGATCATAGATATGACCATTGAACAAATCAGAAATTATACACCAATATACTTTTAAAATGGAACAGAAAATCAACAGTGGAGCAATCTTCAAGAATGACAAAAAGACTGCCGACAATCAGCCTGACTACAGAGGCAAGATCAATGTAGAAGGCAAGGAGCTTGAGATCTCACTATGGGTGAAGACAGCTCAATCAGGAGTCAAATACATGAGTGCAGCAATCAAAGAGCTATGGGTAGCTCCAGATCCAGCACCAGTATTGCAGAATACAAGTGATAAAATAAAGTCAGCAGCAGATGAGTTTGAAGATGACCTTCCCTTCTGATGTGAGCCTAAGTGATTGGATGAGAGGAGAGCTTCACAAGAGGCTTTCTTCTCGTTACAAGCTGACTCATCTGTCAGAAGATAGTGATTTGAACTATGCACAGCTATGGCGGTTTTGTAATAGCAAGCCAGTATCAGAACAATTTCTCAATGAGGTATTCAAATATTTAATAACTTCGGAATGTGTTTTGGAATAAAGAGGCATACAATATCGCTATCAAGATCACTGGAGGCTCAGAGCTATACCGTGACCTTGTCTCAGATGTATTCATCATACTCAGTAAGTACGAGATCCAAGAGGCCGATCTTCCAAGAACATTTGCAAGGTATGCCTACAATCAGTGGAAATGGCCTGGCAGTGAATTCAACAAGAAATTCAATCCCCCAATACGTCTGCTCCCATTCGAGACAGATGTTGCCTTCAAAGAGACAGAAGATGATGACCTATCAGAATATCAATGTTACCTTGATAACTACATGCAGAAATCTCCTGAAGATGATCAAGAGCTATTTTGTAAAGAACTAACTAAGATGCATCTGTATGGCATGACTTATAGAGATATCAAAGCAGAAACAAATCTGCCCCTCAGAGTCATACATGGTGCCATAAAACAATTTAAAAATGATTTATATTCTATTCATACTAGCGAGCCTAGGGATATCAAGAGCAATGATGACCTTTGAACTGCCTGATCTTAAACCATTAAACTGCTGGAGCTGCCTATCCTTTTGGACTTCAGTAATCTTATTACTGATGTACGACTGGCATACTGTTGGCATAGCATTCATCACTTATTTACTAGCTGATATTATACAATCATGGGAGAGCAAGTAATGACTGATCAAGACAAGTATTTTGCCATGATTGGTGCAATACTTTTGCGTGAGCTGCACAATAGCAGAGAGCTAAGAAGAAAGATAAAAGGCACAGCCTTAGAAAAGAAACTACTTAAAATTATGAAGCCATGATATCAAATGAGCTGATGAGCCAGGTGCAGAGATTTATGAAGACTAGATCCTTTGCACTGAATGAAGAGCTAAAAGAGGAGCTGTCCATGTGGCTAAAGTTAAACAAGAATATAGTGCTCAACAAGAGATGTGGCACATGCCTACGGAATGCAATGAGAGATCTAGCAGCCCACATTCAATCCAACATCAACACAGAAATCAAACCAGCTAAGATTCAGTTTATTGGAACAAAACAATATAACTATGAGAGCATGAGCTATAATGATATGAAGGCACTGGCAAAAGATAGAGGACTAAACTTAGGAGCAGCACCAAAGAAAGCTGACCTACTTAATGCATTGAAATCATGATTGTAGCTCCTATTCCAGTGAATGGCAGAAGGCCACTGCTCAAGATCACAATCACAAGACTTCAGAAGGCTGGAGTTAAAGTCATCTGCATGGGCCATGATCCCGAAGATAAAGAGCTGTGCATCAATCTAGGTGCCGAGTGGATAGAGATATCCAATGATCCACTAGGTGCAAAGTGGAATGCTGGATTCATGGCAGCTAAGAAATACAATCCTAGTGGGGTGCTGTTTGTTGGCTCTTCTGATTGGGTGTCAGATAATTACATCCAAGAGGCTGAAGATAAGCTCAAAGAGTTTGACATGGTCGGAAAGCTAGGATGTCACTTCATTGATGTGGATGATAAGATCAGACTTGTCAACTGGACTGGATACGGAAAAGGACCAAGATCGTATGAGCCAATAGGTATTGGCAGAATGCTATCAAATAGATTCCTTGATAAGATCAACTGGCAGCCATTTGACAAGAGATTAAACAGCGGACTTGATTGGGCCATGTGGCTCAGAGCAATCATCAGTGATGCATCCATTGGGATATTCGATGCAGATGAGATACAATTCTTGTCAATCAGTACAGATAAGTGGGAGAATAAACATAAATTTGAGGATCATTGGACTGGCAAGTTAAAAAGTGAACGCATCACTGGCAAAGAACAGATTGCATTCCTTCAGTCATTCCCTGAAATATATGATTTACAGAATGAACTATGCGCAGAGTAAAGGACAAGATAAACACCAACAGCATGGTATTTTGGGATGATTACTATGCTGGTGTTGATATTGAGGAGGATAGGCTGATAATCTATGAGCAACTGTCTGAGATCCTAAACCACATAAAATTCAAGACTATCCTAGAGATTGGATGTGGCACTGGCATAGGAGCTGAATATCTGAAAAGTAAGTTTGATTGCATATATACGGCATCAGACTTCTCAATGATAGCTGTCAACAAAGCTGCTGACAAAGCGGATCACATTCAGCTGCTAGATATCAGAACAGATGAGCCATCCAGTCAATACGATGTGATTATCATTGCAGAAACACTAGAACATCTTGAGAATCCATTTGAGGTGATTGACAAATGCAAGAAACATTGTAAATATCTTGTGCTATCTTTGCCACTAGATGAGCCTGAAGATTGTGATGCTGAACATATTTGGTACAATATTAATCCTATAGACTTTGCTGATTACAATATACACATGGTCAATACAAACGAAAGTTATTTTCAAATAATTATAACATGAAAAAAGAATGTAACAGATGCCTATTCACTTCTGACTTCGCTGTCATAGGTAGTAAGCAATGCAATTATTGTGATCTACATGATGAGCTACAGCAGCAGTCAAATCCTGAAGAGCTCAATGGAGTTATCAACAGAATCAGAGAACATGGCTATGGTGACAAATATGATTGTATCATGGGCATCAGTGGAGGTCTTGATAGCTCAGTGCTTCTATACACTGCTGTACGTTATTGGGGCCTCAAGCCGCTAGTCATTCACTTCGATAATAACTGGAATGCACCACAAGCTGTGCACAATATGCAGCAGCTCATCAAGAAGCTGAATGTGGATGCCATCACATACCAGGTGAACAAGTCAGAATACGACAAACTCAATGAAGCATTCCTTTACGCTGGACTACCTGATGCAGATATCCCCAATGACATAGCAATGACAAAGCTCATGTACGACACTGCACACAAGTACAAGATCAAGTACATTCTCAATGGTCATGACTTCAGAACTGAGGGATCAACACCAGCATCATGGACCTATATGGATGCAAAGTACATCAGATCAGTGTACAAGGCATATACACAATCAGAACTTACTAACTATCCACTGTTTACATTCAAGGATCAACTGTACTATGCACTGAAAGGTATCAAGAATGTTAGGCCATTCCACTATGGATTCGATAGAGAGACAATGGAGCTAGAAATGAAACGACTGATTCAATGGCAAGACTATGGCGGCAAGCATTGTGAGAATGTTTACACTGAGTTTGTAGGGAGCTTTTTACTGCCTAATAAATTTGACATTGATAAGAGAATAGTATACCTTTCTGCACAAGTCAGATCAGGCAGATTGACAAAGCAACAAGCTAGAGAGCTGTTCGATGTCAAGCCTGAGTTTGATATGAGTAAGCTAGGGGAATACGAATCCAAAATTAATGCACTAATTAACCTTCGCAAAGGTGACAGAGCCAAATATGAGAAGTACAACTTCAAAGCCTATAGGCCACTGATATGGATCCTGGCAAAGATGAAGGTGGTGCCCTATACATTTTACACTAAATACTGCAAGTAATGCCAATACCTAAACCAAGACCAGCAGAATCAGAGAATGAATTCATAACTAGATGCATGGCTGATGAGAAGATGACAGAGGAATATCCATCTACTCAACGCTATCCAGTATGCAAGTCATCATGGCAAAGAGCAAAGCAAGAATTCCAAGATAGCTACAATGACTATCCTGATGCTGTAGTAAATAACGCTAGAAGAGGGATAGAACTGAATGAAAAGCAAGGCAATAGATGTGCAACACAAGTAGGCAAAGTCAGAGCACAGCAGCTCAGCAATAGAGAAAAGCTATCCATTGATACAATCAAAAGAATGATAAGCTATCTGTCAAGAGCTGAGACTTACTATGAAAATGGTACACCTGAAGATTGCGGATACATCTCATATCTTCTATGGGGTGGCAAGGCAGCAAAAACATGGGCAGAATCTAAAATTAATGAACTGAAATAATGGCATACTCAGATGAATTCATAAAACACCTTGAGGAACTAGCACATATCTATATCGAAGAGTGCATGTCCCATAAGAAAGAAATGATATCCAATAAAGGAGAGATTGTCCTGGTACTAGATAGGCATATACCTACTATAGATTACTTCCTTAGAATATGGATTCCTATTGTGAGGAAAGAAAAGAGTATTGTAAGAGAGACTTATTACACTTGGTTGAATTCTGATGACAAACTCAAATCTGACACTATTAAAAAAATAGATGAGCTTTTTAAAGGCTTAGCTGTTGATATTGTAGGGAATGAGGGCAAGGGAATATTCTACGCCAAGAACAGATTAGGCATGCATGATCGTCAGCAAGTTGAGACTAGAAATGTTGACAACTTTGACTTTGATGAATGAGTACAATCAAAGGTTACAAACCTCATCCTAATCAGAGGCATATCCACAATGCTATCAATCAAGGCAGCGAGAAATACTATGCTCTGAATATTGGTAGGCAGTTTGGCAAGACCTTACTAGGAATCAATCAGCTGCTGTACTGGGCCATCAATCATCCAGGCTCACAGATTGCTTGGGTGACACCAGTATACAAGCAAGGTAAGAAAGTATTTGCAGAGCTTGAGAGAGCAGTTAAAAACAGCGGTCTATTTGAATTCAACAAGTCAGATCTCAAGGTGACTGGCTTTGGATCATCAATAGAATTCTTTAGTGGTGAACGGCCCGACAATATCAGAGGGAATACCTTTCACTTTATGGTAGTGGATGAGATGGCTTTCACAAGACCTGAGCTATGGAATGAGGTCCTATCAGCAACTGTCATGGTCAAGGGAAAGAAGGTGATTTTCATCTCAACACCAAAAGGCAAGAATCATTTCCACACCTTGTGTATGCAGCCTAACTATGATGACAGATACAAGTACATCCACTTCACATCCTATGACAATCCTATGATTGCTCCACAAGAGCTGGAGGAGAGAAAGCGGTCACTGCCTGATCATATCTTCAGACAAGAATACATGGCTGAATTCATTGACAATGCATCCGGACTATTCAAGAACGTGAGGCAGTCAGCTGGCACATGGGAGAGAGGTGGCAAGTGCTACGCTGGTCTTGACATAGGTAGGGCAGATGACTATACAGTGCTGACAATACTGAATGAGAGAGGGCATATGGTCTATGTGAGTAGGTGGCGGCATGATGAGTGGTCCAAGATCATTGACAAGGTAGCAGACATCATCAAGCAATATCAAGCAGTCACATTGATAGAGGTCAACAATCAAGGGGATATCTTCTTTGAGATGCTGTCATCAAGACTGCGTAATCTAGTCAATCCCTTCACAACTACCAGCAAGACTAAGCCTATCATCATTGAGGATCTAGCACTGGCCTTTGAACAGTCAGAGATCAAGATAATAGAGGAGCAATGGCTGATAGATGAGCTTGATAATTTTACTTATATTTACAATCCGAATACCAGGTCAGTACAATATTCAGCTCCAAGTGGACTGCATGATGATGGGGTTATCTCACTAGCACTGGCATGGCATAGTAAAAAGAATTACAGTAAGAGAGGGCAATACAAAATATTAAGAGCATGAAAACCATTGATGTAAACTACCCACAGACAATCCAAGAATGTAGACCTGATCAGCTCACTAAGTGGCTCATGCTGGCACCATTCATCCAGCAGACAGATAAGTCACTGATCAACATGCTTGACTTTCAGTCACAGCTTGTCAGCATATTCACTGGACTGCCAATAAACAAGGTCAGAAAGATTCACATTGATGACATCATGAATGCCAGCAGTGTACTTCTGAATATGCTATCACAATACAGCACTAAGGAGCCATCTGAATTTATTGAGATAGAAGGCAAGAGATACAGATTTGAAAAGGACTTTAGTGCCATAGAGACTGGTCAGATCATTGACATGAAGCTCATTGAGGATGTCAGCTCATCACCATGTGAGGCATTGGCTATATGCTACATTGAGGAGGGCATGGAATACTGCCAAGAGGATGATAGGGGCAAGGTCATCAATCCCAATAAGAAGAGGGAAGAGATATTCAAGAGGGCCTTTCCAGGTGATGAATTTCTGAACTTCTTCGCTTTTTTTTTGCGAGAATCAGAGAGGCGGAGTCTCGCTATCTTGGGAATACAGACAGCGAGGCTGATGAATCAGAATCAGACAATGCATCAGAAACTCTTAGAGACAGCGAATGGTTTACATGGACAAGAATCCTCCTCAAGCTGGCGCAAGAGCTTGGCAAAGATGTGGACACTATCACGCGTCAGCCATACATAAAGACATTGTTTTGGCTGAACTTCTTTAAGCTGAAAGCGGAACAAGATTACATATTACAAAGACATGGCTGATGATCTGCAATTTCTTGACTCACTAGGTATATCTCAGACTGAACTTACTCAGCCTCAGACAGCTTATGAGAAGTTTATTCTAGGTCTTGCCAATGAGGTCACAGCACAATTCCAAGAGTATATATTTACTAACGTAAACAATACTGGAGGACTAGCTCAGTCAGTAGTATACTTTCCTACTGGAGCATTGTCATTTGAGATACAAGCGGATGAGTACTACAAGTTCCAAGATGAGGGTGTCAATCCGGTAGGACAGAATAAATTTCAAACACCTTACAGCTTTAAATATCCTAATGTTTCAAAGAATCATGCAAAGGCAATACAGCAATGGAAAGGATATGATCTGAGCCATGCCTATGCATCAGCATCAGCTACAAAGAACAAGTATGGTATCAAGCCTCGCAATATCACATCCAATGTCATGAGCAATGAGGTCCTTGATAGGATAGCTAATGATCTAGCTGCTGTCACTGGTCTGATGTTTGAAATATCATTCACAAAAAACACAAGAACATGGCAATAACAATAATAGATGAGCCAATGCCATTTTGGCCTATCTGCAACAATGTGGAATGGACCTTTGAATCAGACAATACTGGACAAGCTAACTTCTCATTCATTGTTGAGGTGTATATCAATGGGGCTCTTAATTCTACTCATCAAGTATTCCCTGAGAATGGTGATGCTGGCAAGTTTAATATATCAGCACTTGGTAGGGCGGTGCTTACCACTAATCTACCTAGTGCATTTGCACAAGAATTGAATCCTAACTACACATGGTCCTTGTTAATCTATGAAAAATATGGTACACCAGCTGAGGTTATCATTGCATCCTCTGAAGCAACAAGTGGAATCCAATTTTTAAATGGATCATTCAGATATGCCAATGCTACTACTGGAAACTGGGATTATCAAGATTATGACATTGATACTGGTGGTAAAGGTGACTTATTCTTGACTGACTTTCCAAGAAATAGAAAGGATTTAGTATCTTATTCAGAGGCAAAGTATCTATCAATCATCAATAGTGGTGGTGATTTCTGTACTGGATATGTAAGTCTATACAATATCAGTGGTACACTTATTACATCAGCTACCTGGATAGGAGCATTAGGGACTAGTCTAATAATACCTTTGCTTAGTGTAGGCCCATCTGTTTTGGTTACAAATACATCATTGGTGCAAGCTGATTTTGATAACTGCTACTACTACACCATCCAAATCAAGCAGACTGCGACACCATCAAAAGATTCAGAGATTTATAAAATATACTATGATCAGTCATGCAGTCCATATTCAAGACGTAGATTGCACTGGCTGAATAAATATGGTGCATGGGATAGCTTTACATTCACTTTGTTATCTGAGGATAGCTCTGATCTGACATCAAATAGATACAGCAAAAGAACTGGCAGATGGGTAGGCAGCACTTATCAATATGACTTGAGTGATGGTCATCAGATGACTGTTAGTAAAAGTGTGCAAGACAAGCTCATTTTGAATTCAGACTGGATTCATGAGGAGGTACAGCAATGGCTAGTGAGGGATCTGTATGAATCTCCAAGAGTATATCTACAGAATGATTTTGGATCATCAATATTTGAGCCAGTGAACGTCACCAATGCTAACTATATACTCAAGCAGAGACGTAAAGCTGGACTTATTCAGGAGCAAGTACAGATAGATAGAACATACACCTACATTTCACAATTAGGATAGATGGAGCTATACATCAATGATATAAGAGTAGACCTTGATGAGAGGCTGCCATTCCCATTGACATACAACATCAGTGATGTCAGAGATTTGTCTAGTAGGAAAGGGAATAATTCCAAGACTATCACTTTGCCTGGCACCAAGATAAACACATATCTGATGTATCAAGTATTCAGCTTGACAGCAGCAGAGCCAGTGCTAGATACTCAGAGTGCATTCCTTAACTTTGATCCATCTGTGAAGGCCACAGCTAGATACTATGATCAAGGTCTATTGCAGTTCAATGGTATATGTCAGCTGACTGAGTGCAGCTTGATGAATGGCATGTGGAGATTCTCTATCATCATGATCTCAGAAACTGTCGACTACATTGGACTGCTATCCAAGATCAGAATCAATGAGCTGTCATGGTCCGAATATACACATACACTGATTAAGGCCAATCAAGAGAATTCATGGGCTGGAACTATCCAGGTGAATGGTGTGCCAACAAGCAACAAGACTGGAGCCAACTGGGATGGACTAGGATATTACTATGGACTGATTGACTATGGTTATGATAGGCCAGCAGTGGATGCCTTTGGTGTGGAGCATATTCCGCCACAAGTATTTTGCTATGACATCCTGAAGAGGGCATTTGATTACTGCGGCATTAGCTGGTCCTCAGCCTTCCTTGAGAGTCAGACATTCAAGAGAATGCTCATGGCCTTTGAAGGTGGATCATTGCCAACAATCACAGCAGCTGATTCACTTGCCTTGTCAGCCTATACTACAGAGGACAATGGCACCAGTGGTCACATTATCAATGCTGACATTCCACTATCTAGTGGATGGAATCTAGTATTCGGTGGCAATAGAAGAGCTGACTTACAGAATACAGTGACTACAGATGCCTATAATGCTACAGTGACATCTGATCCAGCCGGACAGATTGAGAATGCTGCTACATTCATGCGCTTTGTATCAGCTACTGAGGGCATCATGAGAATCAACTATGTTGGTGATCATGACTTGAATCTTGACTTTACAATCACTGGTGCCAATCTTGTGGATACATGGATTAGGTTTAAGCTGGTGCTGAAGATATACAAGAATGGATTTGTGATATCTCAAGATGATGTATACCAGGGATTCTTTGACAATGGTACTGGTGACTATTCAGCTACTATCAGCTTCGACTATAGCAGAGATGTATTTGTGACCTTCAATGATGAGCTCAAATTTGTTCTAGTATGGAATGTTTATGATTCATCTGTTGAGGCTGATGACATTCCTACTGCCTTCTCATTGAATACCAACATCACAAGCAACACAGCGGATCTGAATATCGTATTATCTGAGCAGTCACTTGAGCCAGGAGGAACTATCTTGATTGATAACTTTCTGCCTACAATGGATTGTGCCACATTCTTTAAGGGAATTACTACGGCATTCAATCTATATGTCAAGCCTAATGTGAATGACAACACCATCCTTGAGATTGAGCCAATGGATGACTTCTATAACTCATCAGCTGATGCATTAAACTGGACTCATCTAGTTGACTATAGCAGAGATTACAAGGTGACACCTACAATCAACTTTGCGAGCAACACATATAACTTTGTATTTGAGCAAGATGATGACTATTACAACTTCTATTATGCACAAGATGTCAGGAAGCAGTATGGTGCCTTCAGCTTAGATTCACAGAATCAATTCGCTAAGAATACCACTGAATTCAAGCTGCCATTCTCACAGAAGCTGCTGGTGAATATCCCAGTAGATGAGAGTACCTTCACCAATATCATTGTGCCAAGGTCATTCCAAGTCAAGACTGAGCAAGATGGTACATCAGCTATAGCTATCAAGAAGGGCAAGCCATTCCTTGTGCAGCTAGGACCAATGACTACAGCTACATGGGAATACATTGATGAGGATGGTATTGCCACTACTGAGGGATCATATCCCTATGTGGGCCATCTCAATAGCTTGACATCACCTACCTTTGACTTTAATTTTGGGGTGCCTGAATATGTCTTCTATCAAGATGCGGCCTATACTACGAATAATTTATTTCATTATCATGAGAGATACATCAAGGAGGTGATATCTAGGTTTGGAAAGTTATTAACATGCTACATTAAGATAGATAACAGCATGATTAACATGCTTAATTTTAAGGAACTGATTAACATTGATGGTGTAATCTATAGGCTTCAGAAGGTATCAGACTTTGATAGTGGAAAGGATAACACTACATTAGTGGAACTGATTCGCATAATAGAAGGGGAGAGTATCCAAACTTTTGACATAGAGATACCTTATCTCCCTGATAAAACTAACTTCAGAGAGACAGAAGGTAAGTTTACAGCTGGAGCTCAGACAAGAATAACGGAAGATAATATAACTAGAATAACAGAATAGATATGGCAGTTTGGGAAGAAATACTGGTGGCAAGCCAGGGAACATTGATAGTGAATGACACTACAGAAAAGACAATAGTTTATGATGCAATCTTTGTCCTTGAGGACACTGTATTTGCAAGCATCAAGGTAGGTGGTGTTGACATCAAAGCTGAGTTAATAACTACACCAGGCACAGCAGTAAAAGCTGGAGCAATGATCAGATGTACTGGAGCTAGAAAGTTTTCAGCTATTGATTTAACAAGCGGATCTGTAGCTTTAATCTTGTAAGATGTACGGATACGGATTCACAATGATGTTCAATAGTGCAACTGCTGCCATTAAGGCTGTGGCTGATGCGCTATTCAACAGACTATCTGAGGATGGTATCAATAGAATGACAGAAGATAATCAACAAAGAATAATAGAATAAGACATGGGAGTAAAGATATCAGGCTTAACGGCCAAAGGGGCAACACTAGCAACAACAGATTTAATTGAGATTGCTCAGTCAGCTGGAGGTGGTTTATATACATCACGCAGTGTAACTGGTGCGAACATCAAAGCATTAGCTCAGACTGGTCTGCCTACTGAGATCCAGGTGGCTGCATCAGATGAAACTACAGCACTGACAACTGGCACTGCAAAGGTTACTTTCAGAATGCCATATGCCATGACAGTTACTGCTGTGAGAGCTTCACTTTCTACAGCTCAAGCCTCAGGCAGTATCTTCACTGTTGACATCAATGAGGGTGGTACAACTATCCTTTCAACAAAGCTGACAATTGACAATACTGAAAAGACATCTACAACTGCTGCAACTGCTCCAGTGATATCTGATAGTGCACTAGCAGACGATGCTGAGATAACTATTGACATCGATCAGATAGGTAATGGCACAGCAAAAGGTTTGAAAGTTACTATCATAGGAACAAGAGTATGATAATCAATCCATATTTAGTGCAGCCAAGTGTTCCTCCATTTAGCTTTTTGCTTGATACATACACAGGCTCTGCTGCTGCCTATTCTAC